CTCTGTCCTTCATGGTTGATGACGCTCGCTGGCGCTCAGGTGTTTTGGGGCTCGGGTCGCTGCGATCAGCGGCGCTGGCCCTCCAGTGGTTCAGGCACCCGCAGCGCGGGCACTTGATCTCTACAACTCCATTGGCCTTCGCCAGTAACTTCTGGCACCGGCCGCATCGCATTTCCATCATTTCGGCATCACCTATGATCGCCCGGCCTGTACAGGTGGCAGGGTCTTTGGTCGATGCCGTGGCTCGTCACGGCGGAGGCGTTTGCCTGGGTGTTCCCGCACCCCTGCATTCGCCCTGTCTTTTTGTCTATCTCCTCGTGCGCTCGGGCACCTGGCCGCCGGGCAGAGCGATCCAAACCGTCACGCCCGGCAGCACGTTGATGCACCAGCGGCGGTTATGGGGCGACCAGTGGGCGCCGATCCAAAGCGCGCCAGGGTTGAGAAGAATCCCGGCCCGCATCACGCCTCCCCGCTCACATACGTCAGCGTCGGGGCTGGCCCCTCGATCCGTCCATCTCGTACATAACAGCGCTGCCCTACTGTCGCAGTGCCGCGCGCACGCATCACGCCGCCGCCTGGCAGCGTGATGGTGGCCTCGTTCATCGCCAGGATGAACTCCACGCGGAACTTGGTCAGCTCGGCGCCACTGAGCTTGCCCAGGGCGCCCGGCAGCTCCTCGCGCAGCATCTTCTCCAGATCCACGCCACGGGCCTTGGCCGCCTGCAGGTTGGCAACGATGCCCGCGCCACTGGCACCCGTGCCCGAGCCCAAGCGCCGCCCACCCAGCGTGGCCGACAAAGCCACGGCCGACGCCCGCATGCTGCTGGTCAACATGGTGCTGGAGCTGGAGCCCCTGCACGGCATCAAGCGCGCCTGCGCGGTGGTCGCCCTGCAGCTTGCCAGCGGCCAGGCCAGCAGTGAGCTGCAGGCCACCGCCCGCAAGGCCAACCAGCGCGCCCGCGCCGACCAGGTCAGTAGCCGCACGCTGGAGCGCTACCTAGGAATCTACCGCGCCGAAGGCTGGTGGGGCCTGCTGCCCGCGCCAGCACCCGAGCCCACCCTGCACGACGTGGAGCAGGACGTGGCCGCCGTGCTGGGCCTGTACCACAGCCGGGACGCGCGCTTTCGCAAGCTCTCGGGCGCAGCCAAAGAGGTCACGCGCCAGCTCGGGCGCGAGTTCGATACCTGGCGCGCGCTGTATTCACGCGCACGCCGGGCGTACGCCAAGCTGGGCCAGAGCCACGAGGCGAGCGTGGCGCTGATCAAGGCGCGCCACGCGCCCGGTGCGCAGCGCGACGCCAGGTTGCCGTTTAAACACCGCGACACCAGCATGCTGGCGCCGAACGATGTCTGGTTGATCGACGGGCACACGCTGAAGGCCAAGGTGCGCCACCCCGACCACGGCGCGCCGTTTGCGCCCGAGTTCACGCTGACCATCGACGGAGCCACGCGCATGGTCACCGGGTGGTCAGCCAACCTCAGCGAGAACGTGCGCGCCGTGGGCGATGCGCTGCGCCATGGCGTGCAGCAGTGGGGCGTGCCGGCCATCCTCTACGGCGACAACGGCGCGGGCGAGACGGCCAAGCAGATGGATTGCCCGATCGATGGGTTCTGCGCCCGGCTGGGCATTGACCACCGCACCGGCATTCCCGGCAAGCCGCAGGGCCACGGCATTGTCGAGCGCGTGCACCAGACGCTGGGCATCAACCTGGCGCGCCAGTTCGCCACCTACCAGGGCAAGGACGTGGATGGCGGCACCTTCCGCAAGGTGGCGGCCGAGCTTGCCAAGGAACAGCGCGCGGTGCGCCGCGCCGAGCAGGCGGGCGAGGTGGTGGTGCTCAGTTCCAAGGTGCCGACCTGGCAGCAGTTCATCGACGCTGCGGCGCAGGCCGTGCACGAATACAACCACGAGCACCGCCACCGCAGCCTGCCCAAGCGGCCCGACGGCAAGCACATGACGCCGGCCGAGGCCTGGGCCGCGAAGATCAAACCCGAGGAGCAGGTGAACCTCTCTGCACTGGAGCTGCGCATGATGTTCATGCCTGCTGTTTTGCGCACGGCAAAGCGCGGCCAGGTGACCTTCTTCAACCAGACCTATGCCGCGCCCGAGCTGATGCGCGGCGACGTGGACGGGCGCGATGTATCGGTCCGCTACGACATTCACGACCCGTCGTTTGTGCTGGTCTACACGCTGAGCGGCGAATACGTCTGCGAAGCCCAGTTTGAGGCAAGCCGCCGCGCCTTCTTCCCCACGCCGGTCATCGAGATGGCCAAGGCCAAGCGGGCCGCAGCCCGTATCAAGCTGCGCGAGCAGCAGATCGACCTGGCGCTGCGGGAGCTCCATCCGACGGTGGATGCCGCACGCAACAACGTTTACCTGTCAGGGCCAGCCGCCGCCGAGGCGCTGCCCTTCGTGGAGGTGCTCCCCTCCTCCCCTCCCCCTCTTGCCTCCACGGGCGAGGCCGCGCACGTGCAAACCGCAGGGCTTGCGCCTACGGATGCGACCTCGGACAGGCCTTTCTTCGACACGCAAAGCGACCGCTACGAGTGGCTCATGGGCCACCGCGCCGCCTGGTCGGCGCAGGACGCCGAGTGGCTGCACGTTTACGTGGCGGGGGACGACTACGAGGGCCTGGCCGATTACTACGCGGCGCGGGGCCTGGGCTGGGGCGATGCCGACGAGGCGCCGGTTTTTAAGAGTGCTCTGTGACGGTTGCCGCCGCCACAGAGCGTGTTTGAGTGATTTTGCTGGACCCAAACGGAGGGAAATGTATCGTGAAAAAAGGCTTTGTCAAAACCGAGAACTTCAAGCGCTTGGCCGAAGCGCAAAAGCTGGTGGAGCGCAGGGGCGCCCGTGAAGCTGGGCTGGTACTGGTCAAGGGCCACTATGGCATCGGCAAGTCCGAACTGACCGAGCGCTGGGCAGCCGACAGTGGCTGGGTGTTCGTACGCGCCAAAGTGACCTGGACCAAGCGCGCCCTGCTCGATGAGCTGGCCGACAAGATGGGGCTGTCCAAGGTGGGGCGCAACCAGGAGGTGCAGGCCCGCATCATCGGCAAGCTGGCGGTCGACATGGTCCCGATGATCGTGGATGAGGCCGACTTCCTGGTGGGTTCGAGCGCCAGTTTGCTGGAGGTGATCCGCGACATCACGGACCTGACGGGCACCATGTGCTTCTTGGTCGGCATGGAGCACTTCCCGCTCAAGATCGCGCGCCACGGGCACATTGCCAGCCGCGTTGCCAAGGTGGTCGAGCTGCTGCCCCTGTCGCTGGCGGACGTGCGCGCCACGGTGGCGGCCAAGAGCGAGGTGCCGATTGCCGACGAGGTGCTGCCCGAGCTGCTGAGCCAGGCGAGCGGGCGCATGCGCCTGGTGCTCAATGCCATTGCCAACATCGAGCAGTGGGCACAGGCCAATAGCTGGGCAACGGTGGGCGCAGAGCACATCAAGGGCCGCGCGCTGTGCACCGAGTTTTCGGGCGTGCAGCTGGGCCGCCGCAGGAGCGCTGCTGAATGAAGCCCGCCTTCTGGTTCGTTCCGGTGGTGCTGCTCGCCCTTGGGCGCCAGTTTTCGCGCCGCGAGCATCCCTTCACCATTGACCAGCTTTTGTCCTGGGCGCCGGAGCTGGGTAAAAGCGGCGCAGCGCGCTGCGCTTGCAAAACATTGGCGCGCAGCGGCCTGTTGGTGCGCGCGCCGGATGCGCCGCTTCCCGATGCCGGCCGCCGGCCCTCGAACCCCAGCACCTGGCGCCTGACTGCCAATGGCATCCAAGCCTGCCGCGCGGCCGTGCAAGAGGCAGGCAAGCAAGCACGCATCACCACGCTCAAGGCCACCAATCGCAAGCGTATCGGCAGCACGCTCTATGGGCGCCTGTGGAACCTGCTGCGCAACCGCAAGCACCTCACTGCCGAAGAGGCTGTTGCCACCTTGGCCGATGCCGGCGATGAGACGCAGCGCCTGCTGCGCAGTGCCTCTGGCTACTTGAGCGCCTGGCAGCTTGCGTTCCCCGAGCACATCCAGGTCAGCGCCCGCCGCGTCAACGGCTTCAAGCGCTACGTGGTGGTGCAAGACCCAGGCCCCACGCCGCCGCCCGCCAGGCGGGCAGCGCAGGAGGCCGCCGCGCAATGACGCTCCCTTACCAGCAAGAGCCATGGTTTGCCCTTCTCCTCTCGCGCACCAAAGACGCGCCCCGCATCCAGGTTGCCAGGCAGCTGGGCATCAGCCCGGCCGCGCTCAGCCAGGTGCTCAACGCGAGCGGCGAGTACGGCAAGGGCACGGCCAGCACCCGCCGCATTGCCGACCGGGTGGAGCACACCTTTGGCCGCTATGTCTGTCCACACCTCACGGCCGAGGCCGGTGGCGAGCCGCAGGTGATCACCGCCGAGCAGTGCCGCGCCTTTGCCCACCGCCCGGCGCCCACCGGCAGCCCGCGCGACATGCAGCACTGGCAGGCCTGCCGCCAATGCCCGCACAAGGCCGCGAGCGCGCCGCCCGTGCCGCGCGAGCCCCAGCCACGCAAGAAATCCGTTCCGAAACAGGAGGCCCCTTGAATACTTTAAAGACTCTCGCCCTCGGCGGCCCGGTGGGCCTGGCCCATGCGCTGCGCGAAGCCTGGCTGGCGCGCCGCATGCACCGCATCTGCACCTTCATGGACCGCGAGCGTGCCCTGCACCGAGCGCACATGGCGCAGTTGCGCGCCGAGCTCAGCGCGCTGGCGCAGCGCCAGGCCAGCAGTGCGCAGCGCGCCGCGCGGTACTGGAGGACGCTGTCATGAGTGCCCAGGTCATTCACCTGGCCGTGCCCATGCCCGAGGCCTGCTACCAGCGCCCGCCGCTGCGCTGGATCACGCGCCGCGCGCGCCGCCTCGAACGCGCCTTCCATTGCTCGCGCCGCATCGCGATCTACGAGGCCGCGCTCGACTATGCGTGCTTCACGGGCATGCACCGCGACCGTCTGCTGCAGCTCATCACGCGGGAGAGCCACCATGGATGAGCAAGGCATCACCATCGATTGCCGGGTGCTCTGGCAATTCATCGTGCGCGACCGGGGCTGGTGGGGCGTGCTACGCCTGACGCGCGAATGGACACCGACCTATTCGCTCGGCCAGGTCGAGGGCCATCTGGCGGCGCTCAAGAAGGGCGGTTTTCTGGCGGCGCGCGAGCACGCCCGCTACGGCACGATTTATGGCTTCAACGCCGACTGCAAGCCGCTGCCTGGCATGGAGCACTTCGTGCGCGCGGCGGCATCGGGTGCACCGCAGGTTGGCGAAGTCGTGCCGCCCGCGCGGCCCGATCTGATGAGCGGCCACTACCACCCCCCACAGGGGTCGTACCGCGCCGGGGCCTTCGACTACGCCGCCTGCCCGAGCCTGCACATGGGCAAACGGCGGGAGTACCGGAGCGATACGCCATGACCGGCTTCACGCACGACCACATGGCCGAGGTGCACGACCTCGCCACCAAGACCCGCGCATTTGTGCGCCAGGCCAGCTCGCCCGAAGTGGCGCTCAACGCCGTGCTGACAGCCTACCTCAACACCGCCGCCGACGCCGGCGTGCTGCAGAGCGTGCCCGGCGCGGGCCTGGCGCTTGGCGCTGCGGCCGAGCAGCTCCTCGCGCTGCGGGGCGAGAAGCCCTGCGTTCACCACTGATTTCACCCACCACCAAGGAAAGCCGACCATGGCCACCAAACTGAAAGCCAAAGCCAAGATTTACGCGCCCCAGTCCACGAACGACTGCGCGGCAGACATCAAGAAACTGGGTGACCTGCAGCGCGAGTTCGAGCGCCAGCGGGCCGACATGAACGACCAGATCGCGGCGATCACTCGCACGTTCCAGCCCGAGCTCGAAGCGATCTCGGAACGTATCGGGCTGCTGCAGTCGGGCGTGCAGACGTTCTGCGAGGCGCACCGAGACGAGTTGACGAACGCGGGCAAGGTCAAGACCGCGAACTTCATCACCGGCGAGGTGCAGTGGCGCCAGCGCCCGCCCAGCGTGAGCGTGCGTGGCACCGAGGCGGTGATAGAGACGCTCAAGAAGCTGGGCCTCTCGCGCTTTGTGCGGGCCAAGGAGGAGGTGAACAAGGAAGCAATCCTCAACGACCCCGCTGAGGTGCGCGGCGTGGCCGGCATCAACGTGGTCACGGGTGTCGAGGACTTCGTGATCACGCCCTTCGAGGTGGAGGCGCAAGCGCAATGAGCACGCACGTCACAGCCACCATTGGCGACGTCGTCAGCTCGGTCTTGTCATCCGACGCGGGCGGTCGACTCAACAAACGCCAAGCAGGCGACGCAGTGCACCTCGCGCTGCGCACCGTCATCGGCCTCCGCTGCCTGGGCGGCAATACCTTGGACATCGACCTGGGCAACGGCCACTTCCTGAACTGCAGCCTCAAGCGGGCAGTTGGTGCCACCGACGTTTAAAGGAGGCCACCATGCAGCACATTGAAATGCTCTCCGCAGCACTGGGCCTGCTCGGCGCGGCCCTGCTCGCTTCGCGCAGCCGCTGGGCGGGCTGGGCTTTCGTGGCATGGCTCATCAGCAACATCGGCTGGATCGTGTTCGGTGCTGGCAACCAGCACTGGTTCTTCATCGCCCAGCAGGTGGGTTTCACCGCCACCTCAGTGCTGGGCATCTGGGCCTGGCTTATTCACCCGGCGCTGCGCAACTCTGACCGCGCTGCCGACGAACTCGAAAGGCTCGCCGAGCGCGCTCGCGAGCACATCGATCTGGCGCTGGAGATCGACTTCGTCTCCCTGGTGCAGGGGTCGTTCGTCACGCACACCTCGGCGCCGGTCACCCTCGAATGCCTGGAGTCGATCTACGCCATGGGCGAGGCGCAGGGCCGCGTGCTGGAGCGCTACCGCGCGGGGAGCAGGGCATGAACAAGTTTGCCGAAAGGTCCGCCATGAACACATATACCCCGCGCGAAGGCTCTGTTGCCTGCAAGACGATTCAATTCCTGCAGGCCAACACCGAAGAGCAGCTCGACGCCGACATCATCGCCGCAAAGTTCGACTGCGACCGGCGCAACGTCCACACACTTCTCGGCCCAGCCGTGCAGGCCGGGCTGCTGGTGCGCGCCGAAGACCCGTCCAGCGGCGAGCTGGTGTACGGCGCGGGCCCGGGCACCGCGCCGGCGCCCGAGCGCCCCCCCGCGAGCGGCTTTCATGGGTGGCTGGAGCGCAAGGGCCAGCCATCGGCCGAGGGCCGCCCGAAGCACCGCGGTTCACCCCCCCCCCCCCCCGCGCCGGCGACCCGCCGCAGCACCCCGTTCTGGATCGACCCTGCCACGGTGCAGATCGACAAGGGCGTGGCGATGCCGGGGCGCGGCAAGTCCATCGACTGGACGCCGCTGCTCGACCGGCTGGAAGTGGGCGACTCGTTCCTACTGCCCCAGGGGGCCAAGTCGGCCATCGGTACGGCCATGAAAGCATTCAAGGACGCGTCAGGCAGAAGCCTGGCGAGCCGCAAGGTCGAGGGCGGCATTCGGGTGTGGAGGGTGGCGTGAAGAAGCACGTTTTCAGAATGCCGCTCATGGGCCGGAGGTCTACGGCCATCGTGACGGGCTGGCTGCTGGCCTGCGGCGCGGTCGTGCACCGCAGCTTCTTCGATAGCGGCCAGAGCGATAACCACTGGACGGTCTCCGATTCCGTGTCGGGCGGCCGCATCTGCTCTGGCTTGTCGATGGGTGATGCAGTCCGCAGGTACCGCGCGCTGGTCGCGTCCTACGGTGCGGACTATCCCGAGGTGCTGGCGCTTACACGCCAGAAATTCCTTCGGACGTTGGCTGCGGAAATGGGAACACGATGACGATCCGCCATCACATCGGCACCATCGTGCTCATCCTGTGGCTGCTCGGCGTGCTGGACGTCATCGACGTCCGCCTATGCGTCGGGGTAATCGGCACCTGCAACGCGCAACGAACGGTAGCGGGGACCGTATGACCAACCTGAATCCCCTCATCAGTTCCCAGCGCTACCTGAACGACGCAACCGTGGCCCGAAAGGCGCAGACCTTCAAGGTGTTCGTGGTCAACGTCATCAAGGTGGTGTTGCGCGGGCGGCCCTACCGCGTCCTGGTAGACGGGCACCACAACCTGGCCGCTGCGAGATTGGCAGGCGTGGAGCCGACCTGGCGCGGCGCGCCCAAGAAGCTGCAGCGCATCATCGACACGACGCCAGCGGCCGAGTTCGAGCGCTTCCTCATCAACAACCTGACCGACTCGGACTGGTACTACGTCGATACCGGCGCTGTCGTTCCCGAGCTGCTCGACATCGAACGGAGGGCAGCATGACCCCGACCACCCGCCGCCCCTTTACAGCCCACACCAATGAGGGCGCCGTTGAGGCCCAGCGCAAGCGCGAGCTTGGCCACATCCACCAGGGCAAGGCCGCCCTGGGCTGGAGCGACGACGACTACCGCTACCACCTGCGCGAGTTGACCGGCAAGGCCAGCGCCGCCGATCTCGACCTTGCGGGCCGCCGAAAAGTGCTGATGCACATGGAAACCCTGGGCTACGCGCCCAAGGCGGCCAAGTTCCAACCCTTCGACCAGGCCGCCAAGATCAAGTGGCTCTGGCGCAAGATCGGCGAGGCCGGTGGCCTGCGCGACGCCAGCCCTGCCGCCCTGCTCACCTTCGTCGGCCACTCGACAGGCACAGGTGTCTCCGACGTCAAGTTCTTGCCCACCACCGAGGCCTCCAAGGTCATAGAGGCCCTCAAGGCCATGCTGGACCGCGCCAAGCGGGCGCAGGGCGCCTGATCACAATGGCTCCGAGCCCCGCCGCCATCCCCACAGACCTCCTGCCGTCCCTGCTGCAGGACATCGTGCGCCTGATCGGCCTGGAGCCCACCATGGCCTTGGTCACGCACTCAGGTGGGCTGCGCATCTATATCCCCACGCCCGAGCGCGCCGGCCCCGAGCATCCATTCGCAAACGTCATCGGTCTGGACAATCTTTTAAAGCTGGCCGGCGAATACGGCGGCCTGCCCCACTTCCAGCTTCCCAAGGCCGAGAAGGCCCTCATCGCGGTGCGCAACGCCCGCATCGCCCAGGCTTACAGCACGCACAAGACGGCCCGCGAGCTGGCCGCAGAACACGGTCTCACCGAGGGCCAGATCGTCCGCATCGTAGCGGCCATGGGCGCCACGGCGCCTGTGGATAGAAGGCAAACCGCGCTGTTTTAA